GCAAGGTAGCCCTGCTTCACCAGATCCATCACTCCGATCGGCTCAAGCAGATCCGTGAACAGGGCAGGCGCATCAGTGATGTAACCATGGCCCAGCCGGTAAGGCGTGGCTGTTAAGCCAATCACTTTCAAGTCAGGCGTCTTGGCCGTCAGCTGCGCAATCAGCCGCCGATAATGGCCATCCGCCGTGTGATTAATGCGGTGAGCCTCATCGATAATCACGATATCCACCAGGCCCAGCAGGTCCACCTTTTTAGCGACACTCTGAATGCCAGCGAACGTGATCGACTGCCCCGCATCGCGTTGCCTAAGCCCCGCCGAATAGACGCCCAGCGGCGCATCTGGCCAGTGCTGGCGCATCTTCTCGGCGTTCTGCTCGATCAGCTCTTTGACGTGAGTAAGCATGAGAATGCGCTGATCAGGGTAAGCCATCACTACAAGCTTGCAGAACTCGGCGATGATGTGGCTTTTCCCCGCGCCCGTCGGCAGCACCAGGCAAGGGTGGTTTTCGTGGTTCTGGAAGTACTCGAACAGCATGTCGAGCGCGCGTTGTTGATACTCTCTGAGCATTGGTCATCTCCCGGATCAGAACGGCACCCAATGCTTGTCAATCAACTCCCGCGACGACACATGCCCGTCGCCGTTCATGACTTTCTGACCGTCGATCATGTAAACCCCAGTCACCCCGTCTGGACTGTCGAGCATTGTCCACGGCGTCAGGTCCGGGTGCAGAACATGCTTGGGGCAACCCTCAATCTGCGCATCAACGGGGATCTCTGAATCCCACACGGCGCAATGGCTTGTGCCATCTGTCCGCGCCGTGTAGTGCGCGCATGTCCTGCAATTAACCTCTTTCGTCAGCCCAGACACATGGCAAAAGTGAAAGCCAGGGCAGGTCTTGCATTGCCACCAAGCCGCGCTGGCCTGGTACATAGGCTCGGGCATATGATCGGAGCAGGACACCCTTAGGCCCCGCGCAATGGCGTTCTCCGCCGTCAACCGATCGTATTTGACGCGCTCGAAATAGTACCGATCGTCGTCCTTGCAGATCGCCACATACAGCGCCCGCTCCAAGCCCGTCGCGTGCATATAGACCTGCATCTGCACATAGTGTTCTGGCTTGGACGCCTCGACGCCTTCTTTCGTCAGCGTGGTAAAGCTCGCCTTGTTGTGCGTCTTAAACTCGGCCACATGCTGCTTCGTTGGGGCCTCAGGCACGCCAAGGACAATAGCGTCAATGGTTCCCGCAACATGGCCTTCGATCGCCACCCGCGCCTGCTCCGACACAATCTCAACCCCCGCCATCTGGAGATCCTTAAGAATCGTCTCTTCCTCGCGTTGGCCGCGCCGGAAGATGCGCAACACGCGCCCTTCAAAGCTGCGCGGTGTGGCCCAGCGAAAGCTTAGCCACAACCATCGGTCGCAAGGGTGTCCAAGCATGGACGCCCCAAGATGGGGGCGAGGCTCGCGCCCCGCCTCCTCTTGTTGATGGGCCTTGTCGATAAGCGCCGCCAGATCATTCTGGGCTTCGGGAAGGGCGCTCATGACCGTTTCTTCCATGGCGGGGTTTGGCCTGACAGCGCTTGGCTTGTCGCCGCGCCGGGTTGTGCAGACGGCTGTGCGGCGGACTGTGCGGGCGATTGTGAGCTAAACCCACTGGCCCTCGCCTCAAGAGCTTTCCAGCCTTTGACATCATTGCTAGCCTTGTACTGCCCATCGGCAGGGCGGATCTCCAGCTTGATTTCGCACGTCCCGCCGATCAGTTGATCGGTATCGGAAATGCGCTCCAGCCCGATCGCCATCATAAGTTGGCCCAGCTGCTGGCGGCCAATCTGCTCGGCTTTGGCCGATGGATTGGAGATATTGAGGTTGCCATAGATCACCCGGCCTTGGTGCGTCGGGCCGATGATGTCGTAACGCACTGCCAAATATTGGCCCGTGTTGGCCTTGTTGGGCCGAGCCTCGACCGCAGCAACCCGCGCCTGATACCAGCCGGGGGGCAGGGGATCATAGGACGTTTCAAGGGCCTCGGGCAGGTCATCAAGGGAAAAATCAAGCTTCATCGTGGTCTCCTTAAAAGTCTGTGCGAATTAAAAGTCTGCGCGGATGGTAAAGGTCGGTCGGCCTGGCGTGATGGTGATCGCCGGGAGCAGGGGTTTCGTGATCTTGGGCGAAGCCGCATCCCAGATCTTCTTGTTCACCTCAGGCTTCCACCGGAACAGCGTCGGAAGATGATCGGCCAGACCATTGGCCTCGGCCAAAGCCTGCAGCTTGTCACCGTCGATCTTCCAGATGTCGCGCCCGGCGATGCGAACCGTGTAACCGGCCCATTCAGTCTGGCCTTTGGCAAGCATCGCGTCCTCGATCTTGCGCCGCTTCTCGATGGCGGCAAGCTCGGCTTCTTTGGCTTCAAGCCATTCGGCGGCGAGGTTCACGACGCACCCCCTTGTATCTTCGCAATAATCTGCCCCAAATCAGCCGCTTCCCACGGCGCAAGCTGGCCAGAGCGATCCTTGGCCAGCCAAAGCCCGTCGCTGTCGCACATCAGCGCCCGCTGCGGCACGCCTTCAGCGTCGCGTTCCACACGCAAAGCCAGCACTTCATCAAAGAAGTAGGGCAAAGCTTGGCCGGTCTTGTTGCCGGGCATGCTAGGGGAATACAGCATGCGGCCCATCTCATCGGCTTGCTTCTCAAGCTTGGCCGTCATGTAAACGTGCTTGCCGGGCAGATCGCGGAAAGCGCGGATCACTTCCGTCATCGTGTCCTGCATGGCGCCATAGGCTTGGCGCGGGTCTTTGGCCACACGCTTCTCAGCGTTCAAAACCACTTCAGCGATCTCGCTGATCGAGTCGATGGCCACGGACTGGAAGTCTTGATCCGATTGCAGCCATGCCAAGGCCTCCCTGAGATCATTCATGTTGCCGATCTCAAGGTAGGGCAGGTCAGCGCCAGCCACTGACAGCAACCCGCCCTCGGCTGACAATGTAACGGGGTTCGGAAGGGTCGGGATTAAGCTTGTTTTGCCAGCGCCTGCTTGTCCGTAAACAAGCAGCTTCACGCCATCACGGGCAATCGCGCCCGTGCGTTTGAGGGTAATAGCCATGGTGTTCGGTCTTTCGTTTGCCCCTTCGGCCAATCCGGTCGGGCAAAGCGACCTTGCGTGGTTTGAGCGATTGTGTCAACAGAAATGCGCGAAAAAATTATCAGGAGCGATCACATGCAGACCATTGAAGCCATTCGAAAACAGCTACAGGATCGGAACCTTCGGGCGGTTAGCCGGTTGACGGGGGTTGGATATGCCACAATCCTGCGTCTGATGCGCGGCGCGACGCCGTCTTACGCCGTGGTGAAGAAGCTGAGCGAGTATTTGGGGGACAAGCGTGACTGACCTGACGCATATCCTAGGCGGCCCCTGGAGCCCGCCGAAGCCCGCGCCGATCGAAGATCAGATCAGAGACGCTATGCGCGCGGCGGGCGTGACACCGCCTAGTTCGATTGTGATCGACGGCACGCTGCACCGCTACCAGACCGGCAGCAAGGGCCAAGCCGGGCATGATAAAGCAGGCTGGTATGTGTTCTTCCCCGATGGCGTGTGCGCTGGGATGTTTGGTGACTGGCGCACGGGCGTGACGCAGACGTTTAGGGCTGAGGTGGGGCGAGAGCTGACGGCCCAGGAACAGATGGCCATCACCCGCAGGCAGGCTGAGGCCCGCGCCGCTCGGGACGCCAAGGCCGCGCAAGCTGCTGAAACAGTGGAGGCCATATGGTCACAAGCCGGGGCGGCGAGCGATGACCATCCTTACCTTGCGCGCAAGCGGGTTAAGGCCCATGGCCTTCGCATCACCGGCGATGGGCGGTTGATGGCTCCCCTTTACGATCACACGGGCGCGCTGTCGTCACTGCAATATATCGATGCCGAAGGCGGCAAGCTCTATCACGCAGGGGCGGCGACAGGGGGGCGGTATTGGGTTGTCGGAAGTTGTGAAGGCGATGTCGTTTACATTGCCGAGGGTTTCGCCACAGCAGCCACTATTCACGAGACTACCGGCAAGCCCTGCGTGGTGGCGTACAGCGCCAGCAATCTGGTTCCCGTCACCGGCTCTATACGCGAGGCCCACCCGGACGCTGAGCTGGTTATTGTGGCTGACAATGACGCCAGCGGCGTTGGCCAGAAATACGCCGATCAAGCAGCAGCCAAGCACCGCGCCAAGGTGGTGGTTATCCCTATCCAGGGTGACGCCAATGACTACGTTGCTGGCGGCCATGACTTGCAGGCCCTGCTCAACCCGCCGATCGAGCAATGGCTTATCCCCGCAGATGAGTTTTCAGCCCAGCCGGCGCCTTTGCGATGGTTGGTCAAAGGCTGGATCCAGGCCGAAGCCCTACACATGATCCATGGCCCTTCAGGCGGGGGCAAGACCTTCGCCGTGCTTGATTTTATGCTCCACATGGCGGCGGGCCGCACTGAGTGGAACGGCTGCAAGGTCAAGCCGGGGGCGGTAATCTATCTCGCTGGCGAAGGACACCATGGCTTGCGAGGGCGCGTCGCCGCGTGGAAACAACACCACCAAGCCGACAGCCTGACAATGTGGTTAAGCCGGGAAGGGTGCGATCTCAACACCAAAGAAGGCTTGCAGCATGTGATTGATCACATTCGTGGATTGAACCACCAGCCTGATGTGATCGTGGTGGACACCCTGCATCGCTTCCTCAAGGGCGATGAGAACAGCGCCCAAGACGCAAAGACCATGCTTGACGCCTGCGCCCATCTCATGCGCGGCTTTGGCTGCGCGGTCATTCTCGTGCACCACACAGGAGTGAGTGAGGAAGCCCAGCATCGCGCCAGAGGATCAAGCGCCTGGCGGGGGGCGCTGGATATCGAGATCAGCGTAGTCCCCGGCGACAACGGGTGCCTGCGTTTGGTCCAGAGAAAGAGCAAAGACGCCGAGCTGAAGCCGCCCATGAATGGCAAGCTTGAGACCGTCACCCTCGCCGGATGGGTTGATGAGGATGGCGAAGCCGTTACCAGCGCGGTCCTCGTCGCAGCCCCGCCAGAGCCGAAAGAAGCCGCTCTTGCCGGGCACGGGGCCATCCATCACCACCAGAAACTGTTTTCTAGGGCTTGGGTGGAAGGCGGCAAAATTTTGCTTGGCGAGGATCCATTCGTGGCAAGGGATGCCGTGGCCAGTTTGCTCCAAAATGATGGCTACAAGCCGGGGTCGGTCAAAAATATGCTCGCGCCAAGCAGCAAGGGGAAACCCGTGCATGACCTGCTGAACGCTGAATGGATTAAAAAGGCGTCAGATGAGGGGGAAAATGGCGATGGCTGGATCATTATCGAGCCAGGGTGGAGGGCCTCACTTTTGGTCATTAGTGACTCACTAGTGACTCACCAGTGACTTTTGGGGAAAAAGTCATCGGTCATTTTCAGGTCATTTGTGAGTCATCGATGAGTGGTCAGGAGTGAGCACAATTTCACTCAGTCACTCACTCACTTTTCACTCACACCTTAGGGTGAGTGAAGTGAGTGACTTAGTGAAGTGCTCACTGAAGGTGACTCCGGTGACGCGGTGACGGTCGAAAGGGGGGTTAGCTAGGCTTAGCTAAGAGGTGAGGTTTAAAAAGGCTGGTTAGCTAGACTTGGCTAAGTGGAGGGGCGTGGTTAACACAATGGTTAACGGCAAGGGTGGAACGACATGAAGGAAGATTACTGGAAAGCAAGGTGCGAGGAGCTGGAGGAGGAACTCCGCCAAGTGCGGAAACTCCTCGAGGAGGAAATTCATCCCGTGGTGTCGGCGATGGGAATGATTGCCCCGCAGACCCCCAGCGGGGCGGTTACGATGGTGGCGGCGCTTTACGAGGCTTACCCCCGCGCGCTCTCACGAGATCGGCTTATGCTTGTGAGAAGGGCATGCAGGCATGACGTGGACCCAAAGGTTATTGATGTGCAGATCTGTCGCGCACGCCAAGGGTTGCGGCGGGCCGGCGTGGAAGGGCCGATCATCGTCACGGTCTATACCGCTGGCTATCGTATGCACGCAGGGGCCTATGCGTGGCTGTCTGAGCGGCTGGTGGAAGTGAGGTTGACAGATCCGCGGTTGACAGACGCACGGTTGACAGACGCTACGAACCTTGCTTCTGTCCCCACAAAACACAGGGGCTGATCATGGGTAATCACTTGGACATGGCGCAACGCCAGATTGAAGACCGAGCAGAACTGAGCCGCGTGCGGGCTGAGCTGGCGATTCAGCGCAAGGCGCTCGCTAACCTGGAAGAGCGCGAGGTCGCCATCGTGGGGCGCATGGATGAGCGTTTGCTGGCCGTGGCGAGCTTGTTGGAGGCTGACAAAGCGATTGGGTTGGTGGTTGAGCCGTCAGTGGCTTCGGTGGACGTGGATGCGGATGCGGATGCGGTTGACCTAGCGGCGGTTGACCCAGAAGCGGTTGACTTAGCCGCGGTAAGCTTGGCCGCCGTGTCTGACAAGCCGTTTCAACGGCCTCCTGGCGCAATAGCGTTCTGATGTCGGCTATCGGAAACCCCGCCGCCGTCCAGGCCGCAGCTGCAAAGCGCGATCAGTGGGGCCGCGAACGCTACGAACAGGGTCGCCGCGATGGCGAGGCTCAAGCCGACGCCCGTTATGCCGACCGCCTTGAAGCCGCCCGCGCGGAACACTTGCAGGAGATTGCCCGTCTCGACGAGCGGCACAAGGCAAACGACATTGAGATCCGCGGTGCAGCCTATTGGCGCGGCAAAGTGATCGGTGCTGTCGGCGGCCTTGTGGTGGGGTGTTTTCTGACTGTGCTGACCGGCGCGCTGATGTTTAACCAGAACGAACGCGCCTTGCAGGCTGGCGCTAATGTGGCCCAGGGCGGCATGACCGCGGGGCTGGCTATTGATGCTTTGCAACAAGGGGCAGAACAATGAAGATTGGCGTTGGACTTCCACCCGGTTGGTCCGTTATCGGGACGATCTTTACCGGCGCGCTGCTGTGGATTGGAGCCCAGCTTCCCGCTTGGCTTTCTTGGGGCTTTACCGTCTTGACGGCGCTTGTCCCTGATGTCAGTGTGGCCCCTGTTGTTGAGCCCCCTGTGCAGTGATGGCAAAACGTCCCGGCCTCTACGCTAACATCGCAGCCAAGCGAGCCCGCATAAAGGCAGGCTCTGGTGAGAAGATGCGGAAGCCAGGCGCAAAAGGCGCTCCTACCGCGAAGGCGTTTCGCGAGAGTGCGAAGACGGCGAAGCGTTAAAGCGAAAAACAGAGTTAAACAGAGTTGTTTTGACAAATGGGACTTCGCGGCCCTCAACCAGGCACAGTAAAGAAGCCCCAAAGCAGCGGGCGGAAAAAGGGTACGCTCAACAAGGCGACCGTGGATTTAAAGGCTATTGCCCGCACCATGGAGCCGGAGGCGACCAAGCGCCTTGGTCAGCTATTGCGATCAGAGAATGAAGCCGTCGCCCTTGGAGCCGTCAAAGAGGTGTACGACCGCGCGTTCGGCAAAGCTACGCAAGTGGTTAGCGGCGAGAACGGTGGGGCTATTTACCTGATGGTATCAACAGGCGTCCCGCATGCCTCAGAAACAGATTAGCCTCGCCTACTATCCCCGCGAATGGCAAGCTGACTGTCACAAGCGCAAGGCGCGGTTCCGCGTGCTGGCGCTTCATCGGCGAGCCGGGAAGACCGAGCTTGCGTTGATGGAGCTAATCGACGCGGCGCTTAAGACCACCGCAGACCTGGCTTATTACGTTTACCTCGCGCCTTTCCTCAAGCAAGCCAAGACTATCGCATGGGCGCGGCTTAAACAGCGGCTGGTTCCGCTTTTAAACGTCAATGCTGTGACGGTTAACGAAAGCGAGCTAAGCATTAAGCTGGCGCACAACGGCGCAGTGATCCGCATCTTTGGCGGCGACAACCCAGACGCTTTGCGCGGCGTGCGCCTGGATGGCGTGGTCATCGATGAGGTTGCGCAAATCAAGCCTGAGGTGTGGCAGGACATTATTCAGCCGGCGCTGTCAGACCGCAAAGGTTGGGCGCTGTTCATCGGCACGCCTTCGGGCGTCAACCTCTTTAGCGAGCTTTTCTTTCGCGCTAAGACCCTGCCTGATTGGGCCTCGGCGCTTTACACTGTGTACGACACCGACGCCCTTGATACTGACGAGATCGCACGCTTGCGTCGGGATATGAGCGAGACAAGCTTCAGCCGCGAGTATCTGTGCGACTTCAGCGCGGCGGGCGAGGATCAGCTGATCTCCCTGTCTGATGTTCATGCCGCAACCCAGCGGCACTACGCGATCACGGAATATCAATGGGCGCCGCGCATCCTCGGGGTGGATCCCGCGCGCTTTGGCGATGATCGATCGGTCATCTTCCCGCGTCAAGGCATGGTGGCTTTTCCGCCTATCGTCCTGCGTGGCGTGGACAACATGGACTTGGCCTCGCGTGTCGCGGCTAAGATCGCCGAGTGGCAACCCGACGCGGTGTTTGTGGACGCGGGCAATGGCTCTGGCGTGATCGATAGGCTGCGTCAACTTAAGCATGAAGTCACAGAAGTCTGGTTTGGCGGACGCCCTATTGACGAAGCGTACAAGGACAAGCGCACCGAGATGTGGTGCGGGCTGGCCGAGTGGATCAAGCTAGGCGGCGCGATCCCTGATGACGTGGCCCTCAAGCAAGACTTGGCCGCGCCGACTTACGCCTTCACGCAGACGGGTAAGCGCGTGCTTGAAAGCAAGGATGACCTCAAGGCGCGCGGGCTTCCCTCACCCGACCTTGGCGACGCCTTGGCCCTGACCTTCGCCGCGCCAGTGGCGGCTAGAACACGCTTTGAGCGCCAGCGCGATGAGTTGGCCCGGCCCCGATCGCGTGGCGAGTACAACCCTTTGGATATGGTCTGATGGCAATCCCGCGCGAGATCATCGCCAGCGAGTGGATCGACCGCGCCTGGCCGCTGCTTGAAGAGCACTATGCCGAGCTGGCGACTGTGCCGGACATCATGTTGCTCAAGCCTGACGTCGAGCGCTACCAGACCCTTGAAGCGGCGGGGAACTTGTTTGCTATTGGTATGTTTGACACTCATGTCGACACTCATGTCGATGCTGATGGCGATGGCGCCGAAACCCTAGTCGGCTACAGCGTTAACATTGTGTGCACCAACCTGCACTATGGCGACTTGCTAATGTGCCAG